TGCCCTGGATGAACAGATAAACGGACAGAGTATTTTTTAGCTGCTCTACCTGCTCTTGCTAAAATTTCTTTTAGCTCATCTCTGATTTCGTCATACCAGTCATTAGTAAAATCTAGAGTATAGCAAGGAAATAGCTCAGAAGAAATTCTAAACGCTCTAAGATTAATCGGTTGATGTGGAAAATAATTCTCAAGGGCATCAACAAGTTTGTTGACATTTGAAAGAGCTTTAGACTGAACACGCTCTTTACCGCCCTCTTTAAGAGCATATGTTTTAGTAGTAGTGCCTATATTATAGCGCTTTGACAAAGCCTTATCATGCCATTGACAACACTGAGCAATACGCCAGTCAGTTTGTGATTGGTTGAAGTATTCCATAAGTTCTCCATAATTTTTAATAGTATAACTAAGTGTTCACTAATTAGGAAGAATAAATTAAATTTCTCTCAACCAAAAGAAATCGATTGTATATCTATCAGAACGCTCCCAGTTGCCAAAAGCATGCCAAGTTAAATTGTCAATAGGAGCAAAGATAACTGCTCTATTAGGTTTCCAAGTGATTACTTTATCTAAGTTCTTATCTTTATCAAATAAAATAGTTCCAACATTGTGTTCGGGTTCAACGAACACAATAGTTGAAAAAACTTTAGCAGAAACCTCGTCATGAATACTTGAAACTTTAGGAAGTCTAGATACTTTTAACGATAGGGAAGGTTCTAACTTGTTAAAGTCTCTATGATTAGGAAACTTACTACATAAGTATTCAATAGAGAGTTTTTGTGAAAAATAGTCAATTAGATGATTATCTTCAATGTAAGAGAAAGACAATCCATGATTTGTCTTATGAGCTGATTGTTTATATTTTAAAAA